GTTGAGTTGCTGTCTGCGTATCGAACTTATCGAACTTAGCTTTGATTCGGTTACGTAACTCATTTACTGTAGCCACGTTGTTTGACAACTTCATCACACCTTGGTTCTCAGGGTCCGGCTCCATGATGCCAACACTCAGACGGAAGTCAGTAGGGTTGATTAGAATCTTTGACTTGGTAAAGTTTGCGAATCCCTCAACGGTACCCATAAGCCATGACTCTAACTCCTGCGATGCAGTAGCGGGGTCTTGACTCTTCAGTCGCTCCATCTTCACCTTGTACTCGTCCTGATATTCTTTCGACAGATTGAATACTTGAGAAGTACCATCGTTGATATTCTGACGCATGATGTTGTAGTCTTTCAGCTTCAGCTGACCTGACTTCAACAAACGGTCTTGCATCAGGCGAGCCTGCTGTGCATCATTGGCATAGTTGAGCGTCCACTCGTTGAGCCCTTGGTGCTCACCGGTAGGGGCGTTAGACAACTGCTCACCAAAATCCCGAGAAGCTTTATCAATAGCGGCCTTTTTATCCTCACGGATTTGATTCTCAGTCTTGAGCATATCGGTAATGTTCTTACCGATTTCCGACCAATCTACGTAACTATCTGCTTGCCGCTCCGCGTATTTATAATATGTGGCCATCTATTAATTTTATTTTTTAGGGAACATTGTTTGCCCAAGCATCTTAATGTAATCAGCTCCGAGTCCTGACATGTAGTCTTGGAATCCGTAAGGAGTCATCATACCCTGTAATGGCTTGCCCTGCGCATCATATCCCGTAGGGGTGTAACCCACTCCTGATAGATTTGCAAATTGTGGGTTAGCCTGAGATAGGCCAACCAAATTAGTTTGGAACTGCTGTTGAGTCATCCCTGCATCAGCAGCTTGTTTTTGTAATTGCTTGAATGCACGAGCGCCTTCACTCTTCTCGTACAGCGGAGCCATCTGAATGGCTTGCTGACCTAAGCTCTGAAGACCTGCCATACCTTGAGCTGTAGACGCAGCTGCAGCCTCTGCGGCATCACGAGCTGCGAGCTGTGCTCCTTGTGCCTCAGCCAAATCAAGACCAACCTTACTATCTCTTAGGCGTGACTCTTCTCCGGCAACAAGCTTATCAAGGTTCTGAAGTTCTTGGCTCATTGCCGTACGAACTCCTGCTTGACCCTGCTGTTGTGCCATCTGAACACGACCTGCGGTAGCTGCAGCACCACGCTCACTTTCTACACCTGCCTCAATAGCTTGAGCGCCTGATGAAAGAAGAGCCTCACGCTCCAATTCATAGGCTTCCTTATTGATACCAAGTTGCTCGTAGAAGTTTACGTCAAGTTTTTGTTTTGCTTCCTGTAATGCTTTGTCAGCCTCAGCCTCCGCTTGACGCTGCATCTTTCTTTGCTTGGAAGCTTGGGCAAAAGACGCACCCGCTGTTCCGGCAGATACTGCCAAACCACCGATTGCGATTGCTGTTGAAGTTGCTATTGCCATATTATAATACTTTTATCATTTCTCCTGTGTATCCGTCCCCTTTTACGTACCCTAATTTTTCATAGGTACCTATCAGGCTAGGATGTTTTATCAAGGCATAGGTATATTTATGCCCTGTATTTTTACAAATATTAGTCAAGGTTTCGACTAACAATTGAATAGCTTCACTCCTTTGTGGCTTTTTACGGTATTGCTTATTGGAAATAATCCAATCAACCCATGCCACTTTAGAGTTGGTAGTATACATAAACCCTGCACAAATAGGTACGTCGCCATCGAGGACCATAATCCCCCCTTTACCATTGTCAGGTAGGAAGTCTTGGTTAGGACATTCCCAACCCCAATCCTTCCACCACCCTGTTAATATGGCTTCGTAATCATTTTCGTTCAGTGGTCGTATATTAAATACCATCTCTTACAAAGATATTGAAATTTTAAGGATAACTTTTCATCACTTCTGACTCAACAGCAAACAGTTCTATCTTGGAAGTGCTGTTGTTTTCCAAAGTGAAAAGACAGTAATGACCCAATACCCCATGAGATTCTGCCACTGAATTTTTGATGTAGAATATGTAGGGGTTTTGAATAGGCGGAACCGTTGCTCCGGGGATGGTAGCATCAACAATAATCTTGTTGTTTCCCGCAGGGTAGTTCACAATAATATCCGTCACCTGACCGAACAAGAGAGGGGCGTTGAAAGTAGGAGGCAAGCTGTAGTAAACGTAGTCTCCGATACTCAGGATACTTCCAATCTCAATCGGTGATGTACCAATTGCAAACTGAACATCAGTAGCAGAGGCAGGTCCCGTAATCACATTGCTTCTTCCGATACCATTCACAGAGCGTAATGGGTATTCAGCAGGAGTAGCAGGAACTGTTCCTGAGTTACGCACGAATGCGAACCACGCAGCTTCCTTCTTCTCAAACCACCCTAGCTCGATGAACCCTGAGTACTGAAGGTCGGTCTCCATGAGTGCATCCCACGCAGCATCTCCTTCGATATTCATGGTCTTGAACAACTTGTTCTCTAATGGTGAAGTATTCATTACGCTAACCATCTTCGAGTTGTACTGAACACCATAGAAATTGTTACGGGTATTGTTTACGTTGTGTCTGTAAAGATTCCCGCCTTTGAACGTATAGAAATAATTATTCATCCCAATCATCCAATCAGGATGAAAGGAATAGAATGATGGCCACCCTTGGACCATGTCGCTATATGTCAGTGTATATGTTGCCATCTATATATTTTTAACAAGTAAATCCTGTAAGGTTTACGTCAGGGTTATCACAAGACACTATGCAAGCGCTACAAATCAATGCTCCACCGGATATGTAATACCCATGAGAACAAGCCAAGAAGTTAGAAGTGGTATCGCCTGCTAATATGTCAACATCAAACAACTGAGTCATGTTGCCAAATCCACAGCTATTGCCGGGGAATACATACGAAACCTGTACTTGGAAGCGAGTGTCTACTAATACAGGAGAGTCTACAAATACGGCAGCCCCCATGTGGTCATCGACGGTGCCACCGATACAAGGCTCCATATATCCATTGACTCCGGTAACCGAAGACGTTGCAGCACACGCTACGCATGGGCCCTCAACTATAGCTACGCTGCTACCTGTAGTAACTGAAATAGCCATTGAGAATCCACCGTATGAGAGGTAGTATACCCCTGATGCGTACTCCTCAAATGCAGCCGACGTAAACTGAGTGCAGTCACAGAAGTTGGCATCATCACCAACCACTTCGATTGGAACACCACCTTCGCATGCGGTACCTGCGTCGGCACCAACGGATGCGTTAAATGTAGCGCCTCCGCCTGCGCATACCCCAAATGCTCTTACGACTCCGTAGATGTCTACTTGGAACCAATTGTTTACTCCCGCGTCATTAGTTCGGTAGAATCCTGCAGCCAATTTGAACTGACCAAATGAATCCTCAAACACCAAGTCGTTCAACCCAAGAACTCCCGCAGCTCCTGTTACGTGAGCCACGTAGTATGTTTCATTGATGGGAGCAGCACATGCCAAAGTCTCATTGGCTAGCCCAAGACTACCATCAAATGCTGTGAGTCCCGCAGGGCACGCAACAGCAATATTGAATGCAGTACCCGAGCAAGGCCCAATCATTTTCAGCGACAGGATAGATGGTGTAGGTGCCGTCTTGGCAATTACCATCTTCGAGTTTCCGGGTCCCCCCGTAGTAAAGTCTAGCTGTCCTGCAAGAACATTGACTACCTCGCTTACTCCCGCATTAACGAATGCTCCACTTTCATAGTTGAACACCGGCAAGTCAAGCGGAGAGCTTTCAGGAAGTCCGCAGTTGGAACCTGAGTCTCCAATGTATGTAGGCAAACCTGCTGAGCCTTGTAGCCATCCAAATGATGGAGACGAAAGTCCATTATATACCACGCTGTTGAACGTGGCTTGGATGCCATCAGGCACACTGTATGGGTCAAAGCTGATTTCCACAGCTCCAACATCAGTGCCTAGGTCAATGTCAAGGTAGTATACGCCTTGGTTTCCGGAAGCTGAGATTGCTCCTCCACATGGAGTTGCACATGTAGGGCATGTAACCTGAGGAAGGAGTGTTCCTCCTACCTGCTCACGGACAATTGTCCCATCAGAATAGAATCCATCCGCAGCAATAACCATAAGGCCGCTATCAGCGTAGATAGCTGTAGCAGACCCTAAGGATGGTGCGTCTAAGTAATATGTTGCTTGTGTTGCCATCTATTTTATTTTAACGACTATCCTCCACAGTTACAGCATGCGTCCGCTTGACTTTCCTCAGAGTAGCACAGTGTTAAAGGAAGAGACTGTCTGTAGTCCCAAATCATATATAAATACTCTCCGGTAGCAGGAACAATAAAGCTACCTGAGTGATAATCTCCTGAGCCTGTGATGCCAATAACGTCGATTGCGCTAGAGAGCAACGCCGATATACCTGAAGGCGTATTTGCGTAAAGCGTATTAGTTCTAAGGTACATAAACTTATCACTGTCAGGATTGAAATTAAAAGTATCAAACCCAAATTTGTGACAAGCCATAGTCATCTCACTTCCGCCCGGAGGGAATCCTCCTGTCCCCGGCAATCCGGATATTGGTTGATATTGAGAGACTACTGTTCCTCCCGAACTAGAACCAAATGTTACAAGGTTCTGCTGCAACGGAGATACATATCCATCATCAGTATATCTGTATTCGTTATGTACGTATGCTCCTACTTCAGGATTGCTAGTCAAGCAAATGTTGACTACAGTCATGAACTCCGACAGCGGGCATCTAACGATAAGACTAAGCTCTACCGCATCTACAGTGGTAATAGTAATTGCAACTGTAGTGACTGTAATTTGGTCTTTAGCAATGCTAAGAGTTCCACTAGAACTTACCGCTCCTGAGTTTACTATTACGCCATTGTAGTTGGCTACTACTTGAAATACTCCTGTCGACCCCGTCGGCACGTTGTAAGCCACCTCAGTGTCTCCAACATTAGGACCAAGCTCAACACAGTATTCGATAGTCTCTCCGGGGGCAATGCTAAAGGTTTGCGATACACCGCATGAGATACATTCCTGTGGTTGTGGTAGCGGCTCATCATTGGTGCAAAGCACGTACTCGCCCAAGTATGGGTCAAAGCCACCAAGCTTTTGGTTGGTGAACGTTTCAATAAAGTTGTCACGGAACCAAGTTCGCATGCCTGTCTCAGATACCACTTTCAGTTGGTCGCTATTGTACGAACCTCCCTTCAGCTGAATTACAGCACCACGCTTCACGTCGGTAAAGTACCTATCGTATCCCCAATTGACGTAGCTCTCAGGGTTGAAGCTGATGCCGTACTTCTCTACGCGAGCAATCTGCGTACCCAATACCTCCGGTACTGATGTGATTGCGTTACCCGCAGCAGCGTCAGACAACAAGTTCTTGCCTGCCAATACGTATGAGATTTTGTCTTCTTGCAAAACAAGGACGTCAGTCTCACGACCATCCATCTTGTAGATTGGTCCGAACGAATCCTCTAGTGGCTTATAGTTCACCAAACCCAAGTTGAACTCGTTGAACTTATTCACATTGGATTCGTCATTGTACACTCCACTGTACGTCATGTCCGCAAATCGGTCAGCTTCTTTATAATCTTGAGCAGACACGCTAGTGACGCGGTTGCCTAGATTGAATGGCTTACCTACAATAGAGTCAAGAATCTTGTAACTCTCAGCTCCGTTGCCGAATGCAAAGCAGTTGAAGAACTCAGTGTCGACAATTCCCGGGATACCAAGCGCAATGTCTTGGTCCTGTACGTTGCCCAAATGGTTTCCGTCTGCGTCAATACCAAATGACAAGTTGTTCTCAAAGAACACGTCAGGCAATGCGTCTGATGGTTCAGTCTCGAATATCATTGTGGTATCAGCACGAAACACCTCGATGTTTACAATCACTGTAGAGCGACGCTTCTTCTTGCTGAATAGGCCTGTACAGCTAATCGTTCCGCTAACCAACAAGAGCAACTCATTGTTGCTGCTGTTACGGAAGAATCGGTAGTAGTTGGTACACAAGTCGCAGTTAATGTCAGTAGCTGTTGCAGCAAACGTAGAGTCGTATACGTTGTCTGCCTCACACTGACCACCGCCGATGTCCTGAATACCATCGTTCAGAATAAGCTCAACATTGTCACCATCCCACCAATCTTTCATGTTGGAATAGTTGTTCGATGCGATGAGTGTTTTCTCCAAAGTATAGTTACGCTTCTCACATGCGTTGTTACCGTCACCGGTACCTGCACGTTGGAACTTGAAGCTTAGCTTGATGCGGCTGCCCGCAGGCACGTCGTAGTCTACGAATGCAGATGTGGCCGTGTCAAAACGGTTCATTGGGTATGCAGCAAGTGCACACTCCCCGCCATCATCTTGGTCCGCCTGTACGTTACCGGGAGCAATTACTGAAAGCTCATCCTGCACAACTGAAAAGCTGTTTGGATTAATCTTCATGTAGACTCCTGATGGTACAGGGATGTTTACTGATGGGTCTAGCTCGCTAGGAATCTCAATGAACCCTGCTTGCTTGGCTTCCTTCTCCAACACAGTGGCGTAAACGCAGTTGTTGGTAGGACCACTAGAGTCCGCCTTCACAATCAATCGGTCTCCCTGCTCAACCTTGCGAGCGTTCTCGCCTTCGAGCAAAAAGTATGCGTTATTGCTCAATGGGTCGTTAAAGAATATGCTGCTATAAATAGTCTCGTAGTTCTCCTCGTCAGGCTTGATTACAAACTTGTAACGGCTAGCCCAATACGGAGCTTTCTGAGAAGTTGGAATCGTTACACGAATACCGTTCTTGGTGTCCGATGCAGAGCAAGGAATGTTGACGGTATTGTTCTGACTGACTAACGCCGTAGACGCACGATTAAATTCGTCCATGTAGACGATGCCAATCTCGTATCCACGGTTGCTGTGCAAGCTGCGTGGCGTTTCGACTTTTTGATAAGTAGCCTCAGCAAATACAACAGAATAATACTCATAAACGTTGAAGGTTGGAGTGGTTGTATTGTCAACGAAGCGCATTGCCGGGAATTGGAACCCGATAGATTGGCTTGCAGGTGAAGTAACGATGCCGATAGGCTGACCACCTGCACTGATACCACTCGCAAACTTGATGAGCGCATCTAAGTTGTTCGGAATCGCACAGTTGATAAAGTCGGTAAACGTGGTACCGTCACATGCCGTAGCAATAGGCTGAATATTGGCTACAGTACCAACCGCCTCTTGGAACTCAATGCTCGTAGCCATGGCGTACACAGAAGAGTACGACGTAGGCAACACGAATGAGAACGTAGCATTGATGTTCTCTGATTGCTCAGTTGGGAAAGGCGTGTCTCCGCTAAAGTCTTCGTGGCTGATGCGAACCTCAATCGTAATTGCTGCCCCTTGAATCAAGGCCACACCTGTAAGGTCTACAAATAGCACAGAATTAGGAATCGTCTGAGCCCCATTGTAGTTGTACGTACCTGATTGGCTGCTGTCAGTAAGACTAGTAGCGTCAATCTGCTCAACAGTAAGTGCAGTAGTATACTCTAGCTTTACAGGGTTGTTGTTGTCATCAACCATGTTATAGCCCTCAACGTAGTTGCCGTACATAAGGCGATTGCCCATGATGGTCTGCGCCTTTGCAAGACGCGGCACGTTGTCGTACAGACGTAGCAATTCAGACAACGGCAATACTGTAAAAATCTTGCTGTTATTGAATACGTATGTCTCGTTGGTATTGTTAGCCAAACCAAGTTCGGCTTTGTCTAGCTTCTCAATAACCTTGATAATATTGCTCTGTGCTTCCTTGAACAGCAGGTCAATGCCCTTTACTAGCGGGCCTCCTGTGTTATAAGTGACAATGACCGCATTAGCCATGTTCGTCATCCCCTCGTTCAAGAAGCTGTTGATGCTAAAATCAAATGGATTAGGGATAAATGCAGGCTCAGAGAACTGAGACGTAGCAGAGTATTCTCCGTCCTCATACTGATAGCGGTAAGCGAAACAGATGAAACGGTTTTCCATGAAGTTCTCCTGATTCCCGGTAATGATGGGCTGAACAGAAGGAGACTGAATAGGTGGTCGCTTTATTACAAGCAGTGACTCCGCAGAAAATTGGTCTATGTTACCAACGGGGTCTGCATAGTTGCGTGTCCTATTCAATACACGCGGTGGGTTGTAGTCGTCAGTAAAGAAGATAAGGCGGTCGACAATGTCAACGCCGGTGATTAAGTACTGAGGATTAAAGTTCAATGTGGTATCAACACCATCTCCGTCGTCTATACTGATGACGTGGTATGTAAGAACATTGGTGTACACATTGAAAGACACAATCATGTCTAGCTTCCCTGTTGCTCCTATCGGGAAGTTGCTGTCGTGGACAAACCAATACAGCGTTTCATTTGCGCTATCGTCAATGGCGCCAATACAACGAGCGTCAGCACTCAATGGAGTGCCGTCAATGTATTTAAGTGAAGTAAGTGGCAGGTTCCCTTTTACGTTTTCAATCACTCCGATTTCCGCGTTCTCGGTAGAGCCCATGCGAATGTTTAGAGCGTCAACATACTCGCCATCGGGAAGAAGGCGTTCGTCGACAACCTTATTCATTCTACCCGCTATGAAGTTCCTCGTGATATTTGCCATATTACTTGATAATCTTATCCATTCCACGCAAGTTCATTAACAACCTGCCGGGATGTATGTTACTGATTCTAATTTTAGCGTTACGCAACAATGCCGTCTTCTCCTTGCGGGCACGAGCAACGATGTATTCCTGCACTCCAAGTTTCGAGTTCAGAATCTCATACTGAATGTATGCGTAAATGTATTTTTCAAACAACTTGTTTACTGTGACAGATGAGTCGTTCCCGTTCTCCATACCATCAGATATGTACTCAAGGATAACTGACTGACCATACATGTCTGAGTTGAAGTTGATAACTCCATACTTCTTATCAATCGCAAACGTTGGGTTGAAGTTTGCCGTCTCGGTATTTAATCCGTATCGCTCTCCTAAGCCATACTCAAAGTACCATCCTCCGTCAATGTTCCATCCCTCTTGCCCATTGTATGGGCCTCCATTTAAGTAAATGCTTTTCTTGGTACCATGCAGCCGGTCTAAGTCAATCTCAGAGAACTGAGGCTGCAGAACATTACCGTTTTGGTCGAACAGGATTACTCCCTGTTGGTCCTGCAAATACGCCTGTGCTGACAAAATCTGAATGTTCTCAGTAAGCGGACGCAAGTAGCCGTCCTTATACAGGTTTACTCTTACCCAATTGACGTAGTCAGATGGCAAGATGTAACGCAATGAGTCATCCACGGTCAACTCAAGGACCTTGATTTCTTTGAACGCATCGTAGTTCAACTCCTGAATCGCACGCTTTGCATGAAACAGAATCTTGAATCGCTCTTCGTTATTTACTAGCGAGTGGTTTCCTTGGTACATCAACATGAAATTGTTGACGATGTCAAACAAACTAACGTACTGATATGAACCCCAATTGGCGTCCGCAGGTTGGTTACCTCCGTTGGCGTAATACTGATATTGACTTATGTATGCCATGATTATAACGATTGTTTTTGTTCCTCAACAGCACCAAACTGAGCCACCTGAATCTCACGAATAGACATACCACAGTATTGAAGAATCTTAGAAACGAGTTTATACTCGTCTTCGAACGGAACCTCAAAGTCTTGGTAATCCGGTTGTGATTGGTCGAACACCGGCTCTCCACTTGCCAATGTAATATACGTCCATTTTGGGTCTTTTGGATACCTAAAATATTGTGCGTCTACTTCTGACGGCAGGTTAATAGTCGAAGGATATACCGTCATTATACCACCTTCTTGCACGTAAGCAGGGTACTGCTCAGTAGGTGTGGTCAACAATGAGTTCACCAACATGGTAATCTGACTGTGGTTTACCTTTTCTGCCTCTCCCTTGAATACACGGGTAGCTCCTGATGCGTCGTAGCACAGAACTTTGTTAATCAGGAAATAATCAAAACCGGTCGTCGTCAACGATGGCAGATAGAATCTGTTTGAACCCGGCGCTACTTGAGTTAGCGTTGATGTTTGAGAGAAAATTTCAATGCACTCTTCAATAGACTTTCGGATGTCAGCATAAGATGTACCCGACATGCGAGCATTTTCTGCATTGATAGTCTTGTTGTATTGAGAAAAATATTCTTCAAATATCTCAAGCTGAGACTGTTTCGCGTACAAGTTAAAATCAGAAGGCGATACGTATCCGTAGTTGTTCTTATTGAGAACTGCTAATACGGTATTTCTTACAGAATTTATCATTATACTGTTTTTACAAAGATATACAAAAAAAAAGAGGGTATAGAAATACCCTCTCTTACAATTGCTTGCCTATGATTGGTTTACACCAAGCTGTTTTCAAGCATTTTAAGGGCATCAATTCCCTCATCAGACTTGAAGAAATTGGCTACTGAAAAGTATGGGTCCTCGCCGTAAGGCACGGTCAACATTTTCTTCTTATTGGTATTGGTATTAAACCATACCTCCTTGCGCCCATTTCTAAATGTCAATAGTTTGCTCTCAAAGAACACATGCACATTAGACTGCAGCTTCAGCATCGGGTCTGATAAGATGTTCAGGAAGCCACGTGGGTCTCTCTTCGCATAAATCAGAACGTCACGCTTCAACTCAGCAGACGTGTAACGTGATGGGTCTTTACCAAACAACACGCGGCACACAGTCTCAAGCTGCTCGACGCTTAACTGACGAGCCTCGATAAGTGCATCCACTTCTGATGAAAGGTTTTCAACTTCTTTTGCCGCATCCTTCTCGTAGTCAACCTCCTCAAAAGTCATCCCGTTCAAAGGGTGGAAGTACAGAAACTGCTGCAAAACAGGGTTATTCTTGGGAACACGCAAGAAGCCGTTCTCAAAAATAATTGGTTCTACGATTGCGTTCCCGTCCTGCTCATCCTCAAAAGGTGTCTTTTGGTTGATTGCATAACGCAAGGGGCGGTTAACATTATTGTCCTCATCAAACCACAACAGCGGGTAACGCTTCGTGTTCCTAGATGGGAGTGTGTATGACAGCGGGGCTGCCTTTCCTTTTAGCTTGTAGATTCTATCTACGGGAGTGATTGTCTTTTTCATTTGATATGATTTGATAAGATTTTAAAAAAAGGGGGAGTGTCTTTGAAGACACCCCACCCCTATTTTCTCTTCGATTATGCGCCGTAGCGGAACAATACGAAGTTGTTAGCACCCAAGGTACAAACGCAACGCTCAGAGAGGAAGTTCACCTCCATTGCGTCAAGGTCGCTCGTTTGAGCACCACCGGCAGAACCTGTAATCCAAGTCTTGTAGCGGCGGTCTTCAGTCTCAGACGCACGGTAACGTACGTGCAAGAAAGGACGCTTAGCGTTTTTACCCATGATTTGGTCGTACACGTTCGTAGAACCTGCAGGAACCAAAAGACCTGTTACGGTACCCACAGCTGTAGAAGCAGTAGGAAGACCACCACGCATGGTAGGGTCATTCAAGTACTTCCAATCAGACTTGTAGAAGTCGTAACCACGACGGAACCCGGTGAAGCCCAAGTTCAAAGCCATGTCCTTGTCGTTGTCAAACAGACCGTAAGAGGTACCGTTTGCACCGTAGCTGTTCTGAGCAGCCAACATGTCGTCGATGTCAAAGCTGAAGGCACGGTTTACGAAGATTACGTTCTCTTCGATTGAGCCTTGCTTGTCCAAGCGAGAAATGATGCTGTCGAAATCAGCCAAGGTAGTTGGGTTACCACCGCCCCAAACGTTACCACGGTTGTTAACAACGTAGAAGATACCTTCTGAACCTTTGTTACCGTAGATTGGGTTTAAAGCAGAGTTAGCAACACCTGAACCTGTTTCAGCAGGAACGGCTTCAATCATTGCAGTCTCAAGGTAGTCCTCGAAACGCAAACGAGTTTCGTGCTCGCTCTTCAAGTACCACAAGTATCCGGTAGCACCGTTCTCAGTGGTTACTTCAACCCATCCAATCTGAGCCATGTCAGAACCGCTTACAGCGTACTTGTCCTTGATGATGATTGGAGAGTTCTCGAAGAACTCGTCTTCGCTTTCCAAAGAACCAATCATTCCGTTGGTTCCTTTCTTGAACTCTGAACCGTAAATCCACACAGAAAGTGTAGCGGTAGAAGCAAAGGTCTGACCAACAGCTTCGTAGTAAGCAACATCAAACGTGTTGTTAGCAACGTCTACTAAAGTTACGATACCCTTGTTAGAAACACCGGTAGCGTTGTCAGAGATGAATACAGTTTGACCTGCACGGATTGCGATTGCGGTTACGCCTGAATCACTTACAGTGATGGTAGCGTCGTCGTCACCTACTGCTCCTGCAGAAGCACAGTCGGTATACTTGGTGTGCAAACGACCTTGCTCTGCCCACTTAATCATGTCAGAGTTTGAAGGCATTTCAGCACCAACCATACGGAGGAAAGATGCGACAGTACGATTACCGTAACGCTCAAATTCTTTCTCGTAGGTATCAGGAAGATACTGATTCAAGAAATCGAAGTTGGTAATGTAGTTAGTTGACAATGGCACCTGCTCAGCACTCGGCTGAAGCTGATACCCGGGAGTGTTTAATACAGCCATTTTTTAAGTTTTTATTTTTTTTAGATTTTTTTGATGCTGCGGATTTTCAGACTCCTTCCGGAATCTTGGTTCACCGCCTTTACCTGCATTCCCCCCTTGTTCATCACCTCAGGTGCCTTGCGGTCAGACATGTTGATGTTTTTTATCTGACGCGTAACATCCTCGGTGGCGTCTGCCAAGCCCTGCTCATAGAAGAACTTAGCAAATTTGTCGGGGTTCATTGCGATTGACAAAGCTCTATGGTATCCTGCGGCATCCTTGATAAGACCACTCTCATCCAAGTACTTTGAAACAAAGTTCATTGGGGTCGATTGAGCCTTCCTCAATTCAGCAGCGGAACCGGGAGAGAACGTGAACTTCTTTTCATTCAAATCGAACTCAAAACCTTTGAAGTCTTTACTAAAGACATCATCGGACTTTTGGTCAAACCATTGACGCTTCCGCTCATTTTCTTCCTGCAGAGTCTTCGCCTGCTTTGTATACTGACGATACGCCTCGTACTCTTCTTTCTCTTCGGGAGATAAGCCTGAGCCACTTGACTCAAGTGGCAGCTTGTATTTCTCCTTCTGTTCATTGAAGTAGGACTTGGCCTCGGCAATAGCTTTCTTCCTTGCGATTTTAACCCTCTTGATTTTTGAGTCATCATCAAGGGTCTCGTCGTAGCTGTACTCTTCCATGAGGGTTTCAATGTCCTCAGCGTCCAAGCCATGCTGCGTCGCCGCAAGGTATTCTTTAAGGAGTTGCTCAGGATTCATGGCATCGAAATCCTTCTTCAGTTGAAGGAAGTCTTCAAAGCCACGACCTGTCTCCTTTTTATACTTCATATAAGCAGCCACGTCTTCGGGCAGCGGTTCGCTGTCCTTGCGCTCGGCCACCAACTCGTCGAACGAGCTGATTTGCTTATTGTAGCGTTTTCCAATATATGAAAGAACTTGTTCTTCGGTCAACTCAGCGGGCTCGTCTCCTTGACCGCTGCCACCGTTATTGTCTCCGTCGCCGTCGCCGCCCGCAGGTGGGTCCTGATTCTGAGCAGCTGCTGCAGCTGCTGCTGCTGCGTCCGCTTCTTGTTGTTCCCTAGCGTGCTTTTCGAGAAGTTCTTTCTCTATTTCCGCAACGCTCTTCTGTTCTGCTTCGCCGATGGCTCTTACTTTGATTTCCATTAGATTCGATTTAATTGTTACAAATTTATACAAAAAATATATTATTTATCAGCGAGGGTTAAACTCCGCCAAATCGAAGCCATCAAGGGTATCCTCGTTGGATTCGAAGTTCATTGGCGGCAAGTTGTTCTTGCGCTGATTAATAAGCTTTGATTGTTCTGTGCTCTGCTGACTAATACGCTTAGCCTTAGCTGATTCCTTCATGTCGTCACGTGCAGTGATGGCTTCTTCTTTTACACCCGCAAGCTGCATGTTGTACTTAAACTCTTCAGTCATTAACAGCTGTTTCATCTGAGCTTCGGCCTTCATCTTTTCAATCTCGAACGCCACCTCAGCCTGCTTCACTTGCATCTTAGATTGGGTCTCAAGTTTGATTTTCTCCAAGGCCATCATGCCTGCCATCTCCTGAGACTTGAGCTGCTGCTGCGCCTGCATAGCCTGCTTTTGCATCAACATCTTCTCTTCTCTCTCCTCTTTGCGCATACGCTTAACCTTCAGCAACTGATTGGCAAGCTTGAGGTTCTTAATCTCACGAATGTCAATAGCGTCCTCAAGGTTAATGTCCCCCTTAGACAAGGCCATCTGAATGTTGGCCTCAAGCTGAGCCTTCTGCTCTTCGTCAGGAGAAATCTCAATGAAGATACCAAAGTCGTATATGTACAAGTCTTTTATCTCTTCGAGAATAGACACGTTGTACTTACCGATACGATTGGCGAATCCATCCCTGAAGTCAGCATACTCTAAGATGTCTGCAACACGGTAGGTCAACGCCTCAGCCAATGAGCGGTAGATGAATAAACCACCCTCAAGGATGTGACGCGTAGCAGTGTTTGAGTTCAGTGCCGCCAACTTCTGTACACCAACCAAAGAGTTCGGGTCAGGCATTGAGCCATCACGAGCCTCGTTTAATCCGGTCACTGACCGAATCATATCTAAGTAGTGGTTGTAGTTGGCAATCAGCATCTGCGTCTTGCTTGCCCCTGAGTTAGAGGTAAGCTGCTGAATAGGAACACGAGCGTTGTTGAACTCTCCGTCCTGCGTATAACTACGACCGATAACGCTACCTGTTTGGAAGTAAAGCCTCAAGGCATCTTCCGGGTTGTAAGCGTTGCCGGTTCCCAAGTCAACCTCGTTCAACCCATCAGCGTCAATGAAGACACCATCAGGCACGACACGGGCAATGACTTGCTGTAATTTCAAGTGGGTGATTTGAATCAAGTCAGCGAAGGGCACCATTCTCCGAACTAGTGACTCTATCACCCCTTTGTACATTCTTGGCGCCACAGCAACATAGTTTGGAATGGCGTGCTGAGTTGCAGACTTAGGACGAACCATGTTCTCCATCATTTGCCACTTCAACATAATGTTGGTACCCATAACCATGACGCCTTCATACCACACGTCAATGGTCTTCTCGATTTTCTCGAACTTGCCCTCTTCCATCATCTCCATAGGAGGATTGAATTGGTCGTCCTTCTGAATCATGCGAGAACCACCGCCTTCAAGAACCTTCTTCTTGTAGACAATCTTCTTGGTGGTCTTGTAGTTGAAGTACAACAGAGTCGCAGTGTCGCGGTAGAACAAACTGTTCTCGTAGAACTGAGCTACGTTGTAGTAGTCATACCAACTCTGACTGTACGTGGAAATTTCCTGAAGCTGCTCATGCGTAAGCGTAGGGTCAATCTTCAGTAACTCCGTAATAGGAAGAGTTTTAATTTCTCCCCAATAAAAACAATCTTTAAAATACGGGTCCTCCGTGTAACTGTAAACAATATTCGCGGGGTCAACGTACGAAATTTGTACGCCTGCTCCGGGAAGAAACTCGTGCTTGGCCACACCAATACCAATAACAGTAATGTCATAATCCACACGCTTGCGAGTGTCTTGGTAATGGTTCTCGTCAAAAATGGTATTAATAGCTTCCTCTTCTGCAATTTCAATGGCCGGTTTGTAGTTGAGCTGCATGTAGAGTGATAGTTCCTCGTCATTCTCAGGAAGCTCCTCAGGGTCCATCATGAATGGGTTCACGCCCGTAGACTCTTGAATCTTGGTGAGAACATCCTTGGCAGCCATCTGCCCCTCTAACATGTCTTGGTATTTACTACGCTTGGCTTGTGATAAAGCATCTTGCGCATACGCCTTCACTTTGAATAGGCGGTCCGACAT